AACATAGTTCATCACCATGGCTCGGTCAGATCCGAGAGCATATAATATTGGTTTTCTAACTTCACCGGTTGTGCTGGGAACTGTTTTGGTTATCTTTCCCGCTTGATATGGGGACAAGAAATAAAACTCACCAGTTCCAAGTGAATTCTGTGGGACATCTCCAGACGCAATTGCTTGTGAAAAATTGCCCTTGATATATCCAAGTATATTCACATCTACTGTTTGTGCTGTTATGTTATTATCAACAACAATTCCAAGGGATTCTGCATTCGCCACAGTATTTGCCTGAGCGAGAGTCAACCCACCCGTGGTTAGATCGTGGCGAACAACCGAACCGAAGGTAATTCCTATTGCAGTTATACCAGAAACACCAGTAAATCTCTTAATAACCGAGGAATCAAGAAGTCTTGTGGAACCATCATTCAACATTCTTATGTTGTTGTATGTTGTTCCCGATGAGGCGAAGTATGTCGCTATGTCAACTGTGGCTCCAACACTGCTTGTTTCAAAAATCAACTTGGATGCTGGCGTGTCGTCAGATCCTTCTCTGAACTCGAAGCAGTTTGTGTTTGCATAGAATCTTCCATCTCCAGTGAATGCAAGAGCATCACTTATTCTCCATGCATTGAATGTTCTTCCAGTTGATGGATCGAAAGACTTCCACAGGAAATACTTGTCTACAGCAGAAGGACCGTTTATTATTATTCCTCCACCACCAGAGTTTGTTATCGTGGCATCGGTTACTGAGGAAGATGTGGCTCCTAGAAGTATATTGAAATCGTCAATTGTGACTATATTTGAATTTACCGTTGTTACTGTGCCATTAAATGTAATGTTTCCCGTAAAAGTGTGGTCGCCGGGAACAACCGTATCCAAATACCCAACAGCAACACCATCATCCTGCTGAATGAATGTTATACCAGTTGCACCTCGCATCTGATACACCTTCAGACGATTCAACTTGTCAATCACCTCAGTATTGGTAAGAGTGTACCATTCATAGAAGGTATCTGACAGTGTTAGTGGGGGAATGATGTAACTGCTGCTTGCTGGACCTGTTGGCATTTCAATTTCTCTCTGCTATTAGTTTTCTTATCATTTCCTTCAAGTTATTTATCTCTTCTTTAAGAGATGCTATTTCCAAATTCGTCTTTCTTCTACGGAGTATCTCTCGTTCTTTATCCTCATTTCTAAAGAACAAAGCACCACTCGACTTGTCTCTGCTAAAATCTTTCATTCAAGTGCAACCACTCTTAGATTTCTGACCTTTGGAACGCGAATTGGATTGTTGCTGTGGAGACAAATTTTAACTGAGAAGACATCGAAAACATCCGTGCCGTCACTGTTGTCTGGAATACCAGAGAAAATCAATTCTCTATAGTCGTTGTCGTCCACAGAATTCTTCAATTGGTTTCCGACATAGAAAGAACCAGTTGTATCCGCTTCAAGTTGGAAATAAGCACCAGACTCATAGTAAGCGTTGTCATTCAGCAATGCTTTTCCATACACTCGTATGAATGTGTCTTTTGGAATGTTCGCATCAATGATAACCTTAAGTTCTTTTGCGGTTTTTCCTTCCGGTATTACCACACGCTTGGTCATGTATCTTGATGTTGAATCCTTTCTTCCGGCGACAAATCCCTCCTCTGTCGTTGTGCTAGAATCTCCACCATCCGTCAAGTTTCTTACAGCAATCACATTTGTCCTATCCAAATCAATTATTGGTGTTATCCTGTCGTCTCCTGTAAGATTGGTAGTCAATGAAAGATCTAGAACAGAAGAATCCTCAACTACAAAGGACTCATTTAGTTTTAGATTTCTATTTACAGTAGCATCATAACTGTTTGATCCAAGAGCAATCGCAGCACTTATCTGAGTTCCAGTTGGTGTAAATACAAATACATTTGGTTGAACTAGGTGTGTGACAAATTGCTTTCCATCACCAACATGAGAGAATGTAATTTGGTTAGAACTTGGGACTTCAAACTTGCACCGTTTCATCGTAAACATTAAGTCGGTGTTCACAGAGCCAGATGGCTCAGAAGAATTCTGCGCCCTAAACAGAACTCCACCTTGGAATGTCGAGGATATTCTTTTTCCTGTTGACAGATCCTCTCCACCAACATCAGCAACAAACAATGAATAATCAAGGCTGTTAGTTCTGACAACTATTGCATATTCTCCGGGATAAAGATAGACGGGGGAGGAAAACTTGAAAGAAGTTGCAGATGGGGTTGAGGAATCTGCCGTGACATTTGCGGCTTTCTTTACCACTGTGCTAAATGGCAGAACAACTGAAGTGTGTGGGATGCCGGATATAACCGGACATATTTCCAATGTTACTGGAAGAGAATCATCCTTTGTGGCAAAGAACAAGTCTACTCCCTCAAGGTATACACCGTTTGGATTTTCATTTTCGTCTATTGTAAATGTTTGTGCTAGTGGATCTATCCATTGATCATACTTGGAAATATTGATGTTCTTTTTTCTGTACAATGGATTACTGACAACCCTGCTGCTGTTTGGAGACTGCTTTCGTACTTCGACTGGTCGTACAGAATATATCCCATAAGGATTCTCAACATGAGTTCCTCTGCTATAGAATGTGGTTTCGGCAATAGTGGTTGCTAAAGTTAGATCAGATTCCACATCTGCAACCCGTATTATCTTATCCCCACTCTCAAACATTCCAGATGGAATAGTTAGAATCATTCCTTCAATAGAACCATCTGATTCAGATGTGGTGAATTCTCCGGTTGCGCCATTTAGCGAGCAATACTCATCAACATTTACATTGTCCACAAAAACATGGACTTTTGTATTTGGCTTCATGTTGTAAACATTGAAGGATATGCTCTTTCCTCTCATATATGGAACTACAGAGTTATTGATTACCGTGTTTGATCCAACATCGATGTAATTGTCATTCTTTCTCAAAGAAGAATAGTATTTCTTCTGCAACTCATCCAGTGTCAGCAAATCTCGGGAAATGTTGATATTTTTATACCACATGTTTTCCACTTGTCTGGTGGAATTCTTTTCCCTGGTTTGTGAGAAGAACTTTGCGTTCTTTTGTGATTCTGCATCGGTCAATTCTACCGAAATACCGTTCCAAATACTTTCCCAATCGTTCCAGTAGAAACCATGTCCACCAAAACTTGTGACCGATTGACTTACATATGGCTTGTTTTTCTCCATAAACCAAGCATCATTGGCGTTGTCACTATTGTTTTTTACCACCGGTTTTGAAGTTCTATCAAACCAATAGTCAGCATACGGGGTGGCTTTGATTACACCAATCCAACTTGGCAAAGCAAAGACATTTATTGGAACAGTACCACTTGCCTTATCTTGAGATATCAATGTAATTCCAGAATAGTCATAGCAAACTATATTGTCGCTAGTTCTCGTTATTCCAGCATCACTACCAGAATAAGAAAATTGATAGGCAGTAGAATCGAACCCTGGCCTTAGATCTCCAGATTCCGTGTCTATTGAGCATCTATAATCTGGGTGCGATACATCTCCAACAGAATGACCATTGAATGTATCTACGAGTATTGCTCGTTTAATGGCGTCTTCTCCAACGCTATTTGTCATATCCTTTGATATCACACTCATCTCAAGATCATTCAGAATAGTTGTTTGTTCGAGTAAATCAACACGGCTTGATATATCCCCAACATCTTTCATGGTAAATCTGTTGTTCTTTACAGTTTCCGCTTTGATGTCAGTTCCATTGAAGGTATATGCTGGAACGCTAAGTACGAAGAGAGTCATTGAATCGGAAGCATCTTCGGGAATCAATGGGGTGTCAGATGGGACTCCTTCAATACGAGATATAACCGTATCTTGTGCAGAAAGAGTAGACAAAGCATTTCTTGGTATTATAAGTTTGTCTATTCTTGGAAGATACGATTCATAATCCGTAACTATGCTATTTTTTGTTGGAACAAATCCATTTACATATCTTATTATTGGAGCATTGAATATATTTGTTGGAGTTGCCGAAGATTGTGATCCCGCAGTTGCAGAGGATGGAGCATATCCTATGATCTTTGCTTGATATCTGTAATCCAACACATTCAAAAGATTTGTGGTTTTCTTATCTTCTCCAGCGGTCACAAAAGATGGAATATCGTCATATGATATTCCGGCATAGGAAGACCTGACGAAAGGACCATATCCAGAGTGTTCGTAATATGAATATGCTGTGGTTATCTGAAATGCTTTGGATGGTTCATATTTGCTGAAGTACTCTGGTTTCACATAGAGCCGAGAAAGCATGTATATGCTTTGTCTTTGTCCATTATCAAACATGAACTCATTGCTTATGTCCACCCCATTTACACCAGTTATACTGTCTATCTTGTAGACATCAGATTTATCCAGAATAAAATACATCTGAACTATGTCATTTGCTGAGTTTCTTGATATTACTCTCTTGAATGTGTTGAGGGTGACAGTTCCATCAGTGATGGTTTCGGTGGCTGTTGCCTTTGTTTTAATTCTAGTTTTTTCAGCAGTGGAGACATCAAGATTTGATAGCGTGCTTTTTGCCTTTCCTATGAGATAGTATGATCCAGTTGGCAGTACAGATGTAATTTGAACTGTATCCCCATCACCGGAAATTCTGGCCGTTACCTTTGTTTGTCCCGCCGAAACTGTTGTTGTATCAGCAACTACTCGTATAAGGGTTCCAACAGGATACGCATTTCCAGAAACATAGACAACATAATATTCGTCCTCTTCATCTATTCCAACATCCACCCCGTTTGGAATAAATCCGTTTCCAAAGCACCAGTTGTAATTTACTCCAAGTCTCAATGCTATTCTTGGATATGGATTTGTTGCATCAACAACAAATCCGCGGAATACATCTTGAACATAATCAACATTTGTCACAGTCTTAACCATTGTTGTTGGAGATTTTCCATTCACAGGGAACAACAAAGACTTGTCATATCTGTCGTAGAAAAGAGGGAGCGAATTAACAATGTTTATGAATGTAATCCCGTCTCTGTAAAGAGTCACATCGCTTAAAAGTTTTGTTGATGTACCCGTAGCAGGACTGTATGAATAGAGATTTACCTTACCATTAAGATTCTGATGATATAGATTTGGTGTTGACCAATTTACAATGTGCGCGTTAAATGTTAGGGTGTTTCCACTTTGAGAAGAGATATTTGTTATTCCTACAGGATAAGCAGAAATCAAAAGACCATCAAACACAACCACATCATTGTATGTTGATGGCGTAGCAGCCTGTGTTGCCCCATAGACTTGAATGGCCAGGCTAACTTCATCGGTTCTCAATTCATTATACAATGAAACTATATTATCCCCTGTAGATGGGTTATATTTACCGACAACATAGTGACCAAAGTAGTTGTCTAGTTCAACATCGTTGTACAACTTGGTTGTTAGTGCTCTTGGAATCCTCAAAGTTTCTTTGAATTTGGTTTCATACTCATATCCAAAGGCGTATGCTTTTCCAGATCCAATGTCGGCATAAACATATGTGCTTCCTCCGTCACGGAAATAAATGTCGAAAGGTTTTGTTACATAATTTCCGCTCTCGTCGTATGTTCTCTGAGCAAACAACTTCATTAGGTCAGAATATTGAGTATTGTCTTTTCTTTTTGTTATCTGTCCAGACTGATATGAAACCAGTTCTATAAAATCATCAATCGAATTGGATTCGGAGAAGGATAGGTTTAAGTTTATCCTATAACGGTGTGAACCTGGTGCGTTGTAATTGTAACTTCCGTTGGCTGGATCCTTGAGTGTGTAGTCTTCTGCTTCGGTTATTGTTTCAGAGTCAACACTAAAGCCCATGATGCCTGTGGGACTTGAAAACTCTCTTATTCCACTTGAAACATTGTATGCTGGCTTCAACTGGTCTTCTGTTCTGACAAAGAATCCGTCGATGTAGTATATTCCCTGACTTACACTGACAACTTTGCAGGTTCCCAATGAGGGAATAACCGGTGTCCCAACAGGTATTCTGACTGTAAAGGACTTATCTGGGTTATCGCATGAAAGAGTTGCACCGGCAGTGAATACATTGCCAGAAAGATATGAAACCACGGCGATTCCATACTGATCGTTTGGGGCATATGAGGGCAAATAATCTACAACCACTGGCCTGGTGTATGTGTTTCCGAAAGAATCTCTCTGTATCAATCTATGTCCAATGATATCTTCCGAAGAAACATCAAATGTAGGAGTTGATATTGTTGTTGGTTCAACTCGAACAAAGTTCAAGGTTTGGGTTGATATTTCCCCACCTATTATGTTCGAACCATCCTTGAAGACATGATTTCCAAATCTCTCTATTTGGTTCTGCAAAATAGTCTGCAACTGGGTTAGTTCTCTAGACTGCACGGCATAGCCAGGACGGAAAAGCATTCTAAGGAACTTCTTTTCCTCATTAAAGTCGTCGTAGTATGGGCTTACATTAAAGATGGTAGGATCGTAAGATGGCATCTAAACCTTGCTCCTAGAAACCAATCACAATCTTGAATTCCTCAGATTGTTCTATATTTCTTTCTATTGGGCGTACATTTTCTATGTATAACAAATCTCCAGAACCAACTTCGATGTCTGGATTAAGTATCTCGTTTATTGATATGCTGCTCAAGACATTTTCTTCTGTTGATCCATATGGAGTGAAAACCAAAAAGTCTGTTTTGTTGAAAGATCCTTTAACATTCGAAAGATGAATCATTCCAGTGAAACCGCTTGCCGTGTATTCTATGATATCCGCAACAGTTTTCTTCAAGGTGATTGAATCTGTTTGTTTAAGATTCCCATCTAACGCAGCAGAGCCTTCAAGAACCCCATTTGTCAGTGGGGATGCGGAAGTTATTCTTATCCTGGTTGTCATTCTATACTCACCAATGTCTTCTGCGGGTGTGGGCAAGAATTCAACAGAAGCCAATCTTCCAAAGTTTTCATCCCCTGCAAAAGAGAGAAATGAACTTCCAGATGTATTTACTACAGAGAATTGACCCAGCATCTCCCCATATTCCTCGTCAACATCTAGAATGCTGGATTTATTAAGAGTATATCCACCAGATTTACCAAGTAGGGAAATAGTCGCCCCGGAAACAAATGCTCCGTATGTCGTATCAATCACCAAATTTTGACCAACCGTACTGCCAGAAACTATTCGACCAGAGGCCGATAGCGTATATCCGTCTAGATTTTGGTATTGGAATGCATAGTCTCCAGTGCCTATCGGTCCAGTAAACGAGGAAGTGAAGTACACTCTTGCTTTTGTCGATTTGTCGTCCGAGAACCTAAAATTTCCAACGACATCAGTTAAATAGAGTCTATAGAACTTGGAGCCAACTGTATTCTCTCGGTCAAGTATTTTTGCACTTGCTCTAGTTTCTTTGCCTATGATATAATTTCCAGTAACAAAACTTGACAGTGCATAGTCTATTTCTTTTGTTGGCTCTTTTCTTATATTAACCTGCAATACCACCTTTTCTTCTTGTCCCGCTAAAGTAATACCACCATAAAGATACGGAGACTTTAAAATTCCAAACTGCCTATAATCATTGAAGTTGGATATTTTTCCCCCTTCAGTTCCATCTATATCGACAACTATCATCAAATTTGAGGACTGAAATTCTCTTATTGCATTGAAACCATGACCACCAGGAATAGAAAGGCTTGCGTTTATTGTTTCATTTAGTGCCTGTACACTGGTACCAATTGTGACATCGGCTGCATCAGAAACAACACGGGGTTTTGCATAAGTGTAGTTTTTACCAGGATTTACTATATTAAGAGAAGTTATTCTCTTTGATGCTGTTCCAGGAACAACTATTGCGTCTTCACCATCCCCATCAACAACCATGTAGGGAACCAACTTAAATTTTGATGGAGTTGAAGTTCCCTCTGATAAAAGTGTTCTTGTTATTGTGGGATATACATTTGCATAATAATAACTTCCTCCAGCATCTCCACCCTTTTTGAAGTCCACAATCCTAAAATATTGCCCAATTCCTGGTCCATCCGTAATATACACCGCGTAATTATTCCAATATCCACTTGCTGGATTGCTTACTTCGGTTGATGGGTTAAAAGAAATATAAGATGAACCAGCAATATTTGCTTGTATGCCCAAATCGGTAAATAAGTTGGTGTTGTTGGTGAAATAAATTTCGTTGGAAAACACTTTTGGAAAAGACGGACCAACAGAAGCATTAAAAGAAACTACATCTATTGAACCAGGAA